CACTCCTTCGGTTAAAGATGCTTCCAGTCGACGACGTAGTCCTGCTGTACGCGTACCTCGCGCCGTTCCTCGGCGGCGTAGTCCGTGAGACGTAGCTTCCTCGTGACGGCGCAGACGAGGATCTCGGGAGGGCTGCCCCCTGATGTGCCCGTCCAACCTGACAGCCCGCTTCCGGCGTCGTCGCCGTGAATTGCGAGCGCGATCTCCGTCGCCGCGGCGTACGGGTCGCCGCCCGTGTCCTCCGCGGCGTAGACGTCGACCTGAATCCGCGACTGATAGACCCCGCTCCCCCCTCGCAAGTGCTGCCCCATGCCCTCATCGACGAGCTGTACGCGCACGGCCGGCAGCGTCTCGCCCTGGCGCAACTTCAGCATGTACACCCGCTGCGACACGAGCGCCGTCACCGCCGAGATCGCGAGGATCCGCTCGAGGATCGCCTGCTCCGGCGTCACAGCGTCGAACCCCCGGGCCCGCCCGTGATCCCCTCACCCGTCGTCGTGCTCGAGCGGCTGATCCCCTTCGCCGCGAGTTCCCGCCAGATCGCCGACGCGAGGATCTGCAGCGAGATCTGCACGTTTCGATCGAGCGCCGGCCGGACGAACGGCTGCGCCGCGTGGTGTTTCGTCCCGAGTTCCTGAAACGACCCGTAAAACCCTTTGCGCGTCGGCCCGATCGCGACCGCGGCCTCGTTCCGGTCCTGGCCTCGAGACGTCGAGATCACCATCGCATCACGGAGATCGGGCTTGCCCGGCTCGTGCGGCGCCAGCGCAGCCATCATTTTTCGCGTCGGCTCCGCGGCCTCGTGTAAGGCCTCAATCACAATGCGCCGCGACAGACGGGAAGAGAGCCTCGACAGATTCGCCGCCAGCTCCCGCCCCCCCGTGAACGTCAACATCCGGCTTGACCTCCGGCGCCCCGGTATCTCGAGCGCCTCCGTTGATAAACACTCTGAGCGTCGCCGTCCCGTTCGGCGCCGCGAACGTTTTCCCCTCGTCGACGATCCGGTGCAGGCCTTCCTCGAACACGAACGACACCGGCTGCCCGAGCGCCGCCTTCGCGAGCCCGGCCAGGATCTTTTTCAGCGTCTTTTCGTCGCACTGCTGCACCGTGATCATCCGAGCCTCGAGATCGTGATATAGCGGATCGTCTGCTTGAGCCCGATCATCGTGGCCGACACGATGTCGTACCGCCGGCTTTTGTAGCGGAACCGGCGCAGCTTCGGCACGTCGACCAGCTCGGGATCCATGTCGGCCCGATACGACCCGACCCAGGTCGTCCGGAGCGGCGCCGAGAGATGCCCGTCCTCGAACTTTTCCATGCCTTCCGAGTCCTGCTTTTTCGCGAAATACGGACGCTGCGCCGTCGTCAGATCCGACCAGACGTCGACCGGAAATCCCGTCGACCCGGTCGTCGCCGTCATCTGCTCGATCGTGATCGCGCGATCGCGTTCTTCCGTAACGTCGGGCTGCTGCTTCAGTGCCATCTCAGTACGCTTTGTAATCCGCCCACAGCGTGCGGCTCGAGATCGTCGCCGCCTGCACCGTGAACCCCTGGCCGACGATCGAGTCGGATCGATGGTTGTAGTACGACGCGGCCCGCATACAGATCCCCTCGAGCAGATCCTCGGGAATGTTCGTCTCTTCCGGGCTGGCGCCGACTTCCTCGACATAGCCCGCACGGTACGTCACCGTCACGGCGTCACGCTGCGATCGTGTCGACGGCCAGCTCGCGCCGGAGGCCAGCTCGATCACGCTGCGCCGGCATTTTGGGCCGACCTTCCTGACGACGTGATACTTCGACGGGTCGAGCGTCTGCTCGTCGCCGTTCTCGTCGACGTAGGTGATCCCGACGACCTCGACGAGCGGAGGCCGCTCGAGCACGATCTCGCACGCCGGGAACCGGCTGAGCACCTGCGCGAGCGTCCTCGGCACGAGCGCCCGCTGCGTGTACTGCTCGCACTGCTCGACCGCCGACCGGAGCGCCCGCAGGATCCGATCGTCCTCGGCGTTCTCGTTCGTGATCCGCAAGTGCTGATCGCGCAAGTACGCGAGCGTCACCGGTTCCGTTTCCGGAGGTTCGATCGTGTCGACGTACCACTCGACGCCGTCGTCCCATCTCATGCAGCCACCTTCGATCCGATCCGGTAGTGCTGCCGCACCCATGGCCAGTTCCGCGCGAGCGGCGACCACGGATCAATGCTTCCGTGAAAGACGGCGATCCGCGCGTTCGCCGGCAGCGTATGCGACTCGCGCAGATGGTTTCGAAAGCTGTAAATGCCGTCCCGGGTCGACCATTTCGCCTCGCCGGGCCCGAGGCAGTACGAGATCCAACCCTGATCGGACCCGAAGCAGCGCGCCGACAGCGACCGCCGCGGCGACGTCTGCGGGTCAAAGTCGTTCCACACCTGCGGACGCGCGCCGGCCGACATCAGCACGATCGAGCCGTTGTAATGGCTGCCGGGCTGCGGATTCGTGTCGCCCCACATCACGATCGGCTCGGGCCGATGAAACAGCGGCGACAGATCGCCCGTGATCACGAGGTCGAGGTCGAGCGACACGTACCGCTCGCCGAACCACTGCGCCGCCTCCGGATGAAACAGCCGCAGGCGCCGGTAGCAGCTCGGATGCTTCGCCCCGTGCGGCGACGGCAGGCCTGCGAAGTCGCCCCGGTCCTCGAGGATCTCGACGTCCGGGTCGATGCCCGTCGGGTCGTCCGTGACGCAGACGAACCGATGCGGGAACGGATAGTGCCGCGCGACCATGGACCGGAGCACGTTCACCGTCGACGGCGGGAACGTCGAGCGATAGCCTCGCCGCGGCAGCCAGCGCCAGCAGACGACGCTCAGCACGTCGGCACCTCGACCGGCGGGATCACTGTGAGCTGATGCACCCACGGGAACGACAGACGGAGCGGCCGCCATTTCGGCGACCGTTCGCGCTCCTGCCGGATCCGCTGCACGTTCTCGAGATCTTGCGGTTCCTTCCGGCCGTATGTCGTCGTCGAGGCGTCTGGAATGACCTCCCGCGGCACCCGGATCAGCGGACACTCGAGCATCTCGACGCTGTTCGCCGTGATCTCGACGCGGCTCCGGAACTCCCCATCGGTGCCGTAGTAGCCGGAGAACCGCTCATCGTACCCGCCGATCGCGTTGAACATCGGCTTAGTTAGGAGCCAGGTATTCGGATGCGGCTTGTACGGCGTCAGGTTCGGCGCGTCGACGCGCGAGAGCCGGTAGACGCGCATCGGATCGAGATGGCTCGTGAGGATCTGCCGGAGCGTATCGGCAGGCAGTAGATGATCGATGTCGGTAAGCAGGAGCCAGAGCGTCTCGGCCTGATCGACGCCGAGGTTCCGACAAAACAACCAATTCCACCGCACGTCGATCTCGCACCGATACAACCGGAACGAGGCGACGCCCGTCGGCTCGACCACCTGCCGCGCCGCGAACTTCGGCGAGCCGTCGTCGACGACGATCACGTGCACGTGCGACTTTAGGTCGTCCGGATACGAGCGCCAGACCCGTTGCTGTTCGACGAGCATTCCCTGATTCCGGTAGTACGGCAGGATCAGCGTGAGATCTCTCATGCGATCGCCGCCTCTCGCTTCCGGCGTGTCCCTTTGTAATGCGTCACGTATGGGCCGAGCGGCGACAGTGCGAAGGCGTCGACGCTCGAGTTCCACGCCGGCGCCAGATGCGACGTGAGATCGCGCGCGCGCGTCGAGGTCGCCGCGAGGCCGGCGCGCAGAACATGACAGTCCGTCCAGCCGAACTCCAACTGCCGGAACCAGTCGAACCGGTAACAGTCGACGCACCATCGGAGCAGCGGCAGCGCCTCGGGAATGCGGAAGAACACGGCGCCCGTCTCCGGATGCATCGTGCGGCCGCGGCCCAGGTATGCGACGTCGGCGCCCTCGAGCAGCGACGCCGGCAGATCCGCCGGCACCGGCGCCTCGACGACCGTGTCCGCGTCGAGCCAGGTCAGGATCCCGCGCTCGAGCCGCTCGGCCGCGGCGAGCCACACGAACGCCTTCACCGCGAACCGCTGCGCGTCCCACACGTAATTCGTCGGGCTGGCCAGGATCGCGTCCGGCCGTACCCGTGGGAGCCGGCGGCGCGTCTCGAGGTAGCCCGGGATCTCGCCCGTCAGATCGACGCGCACACCGACCGGCATCGGCAGGATCTCGTCGAGGTAGACGTCGAGCGGACCAGGCCAGAACGACCGCACGCTCGCGACGCAGCGCCGGCCATAGAGATCCGCGCCGTCCCTCGAGAACGACGTCACGACGAGATCACGCGCAGGCCGCATAGGCCTCCCGCGGATCGGCGATCCATTCGAGCGTCTCGTTCAGCCCGCGAACGTCGTCGACGCTGCGCCGGTGCCCGGCATCGATCGCCGTCACGCCCTGCCCGCCCAGGATCAGATTCCACGGCCGAAAGTCGCCATGCGGGAGCGGCCGCTCGATCCAGGCCTTCACGACGCTGCCCTTGATCTGATTCACGCACGGATACGCGCCGCCGAGCTGCGCCCAATTCCACAGATTCAGGCCAGGCACCCACGGCCGCCGCACGCCGTCGTCGAACGCGATCGACTTCTCGTCGAGCGTCGACGTGATCACGTGTCGCCGCGGCGTGATCGCCCCTCGAGGCCGCACGCGCTCGCCGTAGGCATAGCAGGCCGTGAGCGTCGACTTCGGACGGTGCACGAGGAACATCGGCCGATCGACGCCCGGCGTCACGTGACTGCGCGCCGTGCCGATCCGCGTCACGTCGAGCGCCTCGAGCGCGTCGAGGATCGCCTGCGACCGGTCGTAGTTCGCGCTCCCGACGTCGCCGCGGCCTGGCGTTTCGATGATCACCCGCTCGCCGAGCGCGAGGATCGCCTCGAGCGCCGAGCGCCAGTCCGGCATATGGTGCAGGACGTTCAGCGCGAGCACGACGTCGGCGTGCTCTGAGCCGGCGATCTCTACCAGATCCCGAGCGGACAGTCGATGCAGGAGCGCGATCGTGTGCGGGTCGTCGTTCTCGCGACACGCCTCGACGAGATCCGGTCGCGAGTCGACCAT